TCCTTGGAACTGCGCGTGATGGTCTGCTTGCGCCATTCGCCGACTTCGAGCACGGTGTTCTTGCCGAAGATAAGCTCGAAGAACTTAGGCATCGCGCAGATAGCCCACACGGAGCTTCCGGTGTCAGCCGTGTTGCCTGTGGCGTCGAGCACAAGGTCGGAATCCACGACTTCCTTCGCGCCGGGGAATCCTTTGGCGTCGCCGTTCGTGCCGCGTCCATACCAGACTTGCGGCCCGATGTCGAGCATGTAACCGCGCGCCGCGCCGTCCGCTTCCATCGCGAGGGCGTGCTCAGGGCCATTCTCGTCGGCGCTGGCGATAGCAGCGTCCATTTCGAGTTGCAGGTCGTAGTAGAACGTCTCATGCGTCCGGTTGAGGTAGGTGCTCTTAACCGGCTCAACGCCTTCGTTCGCGGAGCGGAAAGCGCCAGAAGGATAAGCGGTGCGGACGAGCGACTTGAACGAAGTGCCAGAAACTTGACGAGCGGGAAGAATTGCGGCTTCCGGTGCGGCGTTCAGGTTTTCCTCGATAAGTCCAACGGTCTGATCGGAGCCGTTGACCTTCGCGAGGTCGAGCATGGTGAGGTAGGAATATGCCATTTTTGTGGGTGGTTAGTTTTTCTGTTTTTCGAGTTGTGCGGTGATTGCTGCTTTGACTTTTTGCATACCGAAAAGCGCGGTTTCGGCCTTGGATTTTTCAGCGGGAACTTTGACGCTTCCGAGTTCCGCGATGATTTGCGCCTTGGCTTCGATGAGCAAATCAGCCTTGGATTTCTCCTGCGCCTTAGTGAAGTCGGCAAGCTGCGCGGTGAGGCGAGCCTCAAACTTCTTTTCCAGCGCGGCCATAGCTGCGACGGCTCCGGCGTCATCGTTCGGGGTTTCCACGACTTCCGTGACTTCGGTTTCATCTTCGGGCTTGTCAGCCTTTTCGATGGATTTGAGCATCGCCTTGACTGCGGCGAGCGTGTGCGGGTCGGCCTGACAAGCCGTGCTCAACTTAGAGAGCAGGTCGTCAACATTAGGTGTGGTGGTTTCGTCCATAGGTGAGGTAGTTAAATCGGCTGCGAGAAGTGCAGTGACACCCGCGCCTTTTTCCACAAGGTCGGCGGCTTGAAAATCCTGCGGTATGCAAAGCGGATCGTCCGGCAGAAACGAATAGACCGCCGAGAGCATAAAATTCTCAGGGTCATTCTCCGCGTGCCAGAGCGCCGTCTCGCGAGTTGCGCCGGGAGCAAGATGCAAATCAGCGCGGAGGTTTTTGGAATCGTCGCGGTAAAATCCTTTCAGCGCGCCAGCCTTCGTCACAAGCCCGTCCTGTTCCTTGGACGTGTGGGAATGCGTCATGTGAACCGGGATGCTGCGATTGCCCGCGTGGTTCATCAAAGCGGCAAGGTGGGCATCGTCGAGCGTTACGGCCCTATGCGTTTTCGTGCCGTCGTCCCTGCGGGCGGAAAACTGCGCGAGCTTTCCAAGCTCCATCACATACACGCCGCGAATGATTCCAGCGGCGCGATCATCCGCCGTGATTTCCGGTTTACGAAAAGTTGCTTGAAAGGTTGCGAGCACGGCGCATGTCTAGCGCGGCCATGCTATGACGTAAAGCGGCGACGCTTAACGCGTTATCTTTTCGCGGGGAGTGCCGAGAGAAATGCCACCGCGCGCTGCACTAAGCTTGCGCTTTGCCTGCGCCCGTTTTCCACGTAGGATAGATGCACTGGATGAACGCCTAGCTCCCCGGCTAGCTCCTTTGCGCGCACGTCCCGCGATGCGCGGAGCCTTGCAATCTGCGTGTGCGGGATAGGCTTCATTTCGCTTTCTCTGCAACGTATTGCGTGCGTTTCCGCGCCGCCTCATGCTCCGGCGAATCTTGCCCATGCTCATCGGCGGCAATGTCCTCTCCGCGCAGCGCGTGCTGGATGGTTTTCGTGTGCATCTTCGTCTCCGCAATCTTCGCGCCGAGTTCGCTCACGGTCTTTTTCAAGTCGTCATTCGCCGTGCCGGTTCCGGCTTTGAGTTGCTCCACAAGCTGCGAGTGCAATTCCGAGACGCGGGCGTTTGTGTCCGCGAGCTTCTTTGCTCCTTCCGCGTTTTTCGCGCGCAATGCTTCCAGCTTTTTCCGCATGTCGTGCGTTTTCTTTTCGCCCTTGGACATTTGCGAGACTGGCTTTTGCTTTCCGTCCGCGCCTTCGCCTGTCTCGTCAGCCTTACCGCCTTCGCCCCCGCCACTCCCAAACTTGCCATCATCGGCGCGGGGATGCTTGCCCTCGTCAAACGCCAGTGCCGCCGTAGCGTTCGCAGGAGCCTCGCCTTGCGGCTTGCTTGCCTCGGGCGCGGGTTCCGATTGCTGTGCGGGGTTCGCCGTGTCCTGCGCGATGTTCAGGTCTGCCACGGTGGGCTTGTATCCGCGCCGCACAAGCTCCCGGTTCGCGTCCTGCGTTGCCATTTCGATGGCGATGGCTTCCTGCGTGCCGCGCGCAAGCACGTCCTCGAACGTGCCGTCGCCATTCTTGGCGATGATTGCCGTGCGCGTCGTGAGGCCCGCGCGCATGGCTTCCACGTCGCTCTTGTCGTCCCTAAAGGCATCTGCCGTTGGCAGCGAAGGCCAGTGCCAATGCCCGTTGAGCACGCCAGCGCGGGCGGGGAGTTTTTTGCGCGCGATGCCGTCCATCAAGAAAAGGTAGGCCATCTTTTCCAAGCGCGGCAAATACACGTCGTTGCGAAGGCGCATGATTTCCCGCCCTGCGCGGGACATATCAAAGCGCGTAGGAGCGCCGCCGCCGTCGCGTGCGGAAATGAGAAACGCCTTGGGGAATCCGAGCGAGAGGCATGTGCGCTCGTCTGAGTAGTCAAGCCCCTGCAAAAGCGCGGGGCCGGGCGCTTCCGACTTCATAAACTGATACGAGTCGCCGTCGCTGAACTGGTATTTCACCACCGCACCGTCTGCCATCTTTTCCGTGTAGGTGATGGTGCCGTCCGAGTTTGTGGTCGTCTCGTAGTCCAGCGGGTCGGGAGATCCGCTGGCGTTGCTGGCAATGGCTGCAATTTTCGACTGAATGGCCATGCTGTCCATCCCGCTTTGCCAGATTTTATTCCGCTTTTGGATGCTCTGGATTGCAGGCGCGAACTTGGTGACTCCGCGATGCCCGTCGAACAGATTGTCTTGGAAGAAAATGACGTTGCACGCCGGGACGATTTGCGGATTGAGATAGGTCTGGTTGTATCCGCGCTCGTAAATTTTGAACGCTTCATTCATCCCGTTCGGCGCGAGGAAAATTCCGGCGATGTAGCGCACACTCGGCGCGGGCGGCTGCACAAATGCCTCGGCACCGTAGCTGGCGGGATTCACAAAGCGGTAAAGCTCGCCAATTTGATCGGCGCACCGAACGATGAAGCGAAGCTGCGTTTCGTCGTCATACCGCTCCAGAATCGAATCACCGCGCACTGGCATTTCAACGTGCGCGGCGCACGAAAAAGCGGAAAGCGCGGACTGGTTAATGCCGCCGCGTTTCATCACTTCCCGCATGTATTGGTTCACTTCGCTGTCGAGCGCCGGGTCGCCGGTCTGCGCGAGGTAGCCAATCGGCTGGCAGTATTGTTTGAGCGAATAGCAAACGGAAACCCAGTCTGAGTTTTTCACTAAGTCCTCGGCCTGCCACATGAGCGTCACGCGCTGCTGCTGCGCGTATGCCGAGTTTGGATTCGTGCCGATGCGATTCGACATCATCCGTGTCTTGTCTGGCATCGCGCCGTCATAGCTCGCCATCGAAGCGAGCGCGAGGCCGCTACGCTTTGACCGTTCAAGGGTTGCCGTGTCGCGTTTCTGGTATCGGTTGCGCTTGCTCATTTGTATCCGCTTAAATCCATGTTCACTTTTTTCGTCGTCATAATGCCCGCCCGAAAATCCATTTCCGCGTTTATCTCATGCAACCTCAACTTGGCATCCGTGATCGCCTTTGTGCCGCTCTTTGCGCCCCCTCCAACAGACTGCCAGCACTCCTCCAATTCCGCCTTGGCTTTCGCAAACGCAGCCGCCAAATCGGGCGTGGAATAATGGCGGTAAAGGCGTTGCGGAGATGGCATGGTTTGCCGTGTATTTACACGGGCGCGAGAGGCGTGTCAATCTCGGATTCTTTGCCGAGCGGGAAGAAGCCGCTGCGAATCGCAATGACGAGCGCCATCACCTCTAAATCCCAATAGTGATCTTCGCGGATTTTCTTCCACACGATTTTCTTCACCGTCGCCGTTTTCTTGTCCGGCTCGATCAACGGCATGAAGCCCGGCATGTTTTTCACGTAGCACTCCGGCATGTCCTGCGCGATGCCGAAATATCGGCCCGATGCGCCCGTGATAAGCGCGTAGAGGTAGCCATAAAGCTCTGGATTGTGCGACGTAATGCAATATGCCCAGCCCTCCGGCAAACGGCCAACCTTGACCTTGCGTGCGCTTTTTGGCAGTGCCTCGCCGACGATGCCGGATTGCGGCTCCGGCTGCGAATATGGCATGGGATGAGTGACGTTCATCGCGTCCACGCCGATGCCCTGTTTGACGGCGTGGAACTGCTGGAGGTCGCTCCCCTTGAACGCATACCATCCGAACTGCCCGCACTCCCGAAACGTGCGGCGGGGTTCGTGTCCGCTGTCAATTATGACGTGCGAATTTTTGCCAGGCTTGCCTTCCTGCACGCCAAACTCAGCGGCCATTTCGTGAAGCTGCGCCGCCGTGTCAATTCGCCGGTAGCACACGCGCCGGGAGTTGCCCTTCCTGTCCCATTCCGTCACAAGCGCGTGCCGGTGCGCGGGTTCGCCAGCCTTGCCTGCCTGCGGGTCGCAGGATAAGACACGCAATGTATCACCCCCCGACTGCCACACGTCTCCGAGCCGGTAGTCACGATTGCCCTTGGCGTCGCCGAGCGATGGCATGGTCGGCGTCCAGATTCCGCAAATCTGCTTCTTCACGAAATTCTCCATCACGTCCAAATTGCCGAGCAAGGCATATTCGATTGCCTCAACGTATTTTTGCAGCGTGGATTTCCATTCCAGTTCGGGAACGGAGAAAACATTCCATCGATACGAGTCAGTCCCCGGCTGCGGGTTCGGGTTCATCGGCACGTAGTCATCGCCGCACAGTGATTCCCGATCCTGTGTCGTGTCGTGAAATATGGCGTCGCAGTGAGGGCATCGGGCGCGAATGGATTCGACAATCGGCTTCTTGTCCGGTGTCTCATCCCAAAGGAAAACGTCCTTCCCGTAAACCTCCACCGCGTGCTTTTGCGTCGGCGTCACTTCCCTCCACAACGGCCAAATGAGCTTCGCGCACTTGGGGCATTTCCAGTGATACTCATTCTGCGGCCCGGCGAGAAAAAACTGCGCAATCTCGCGCCCGTCATCCGGTGCCGTGGTGCCATAGACCGCCTTGCCAAGCCAGCCCGCGCTTTGAATTCGATCTTCGATTTCTTTCAGCGCGCCGTCCTCGAATGAATCGGGCAAATGCGCCTCGTCAATCCATACGGTTTGCAACTGGTCGGTCTGCCTCTGTGCTTTCGACGGGCCGGAAATGTGGAACGTGCAATTCCGAAAATACCACTTCGATTTTGTCACTCGCCCGCGTTCCGTGATGCTCATTTTGAGCAGCCGTCTGCATTCTGGAATCGGGAGGATAAAAGGCTGTCCGCGATCTTGGCTCCATGTGTCGCCCTTGTCGTCATTCTGCGCGAAGAATTTGCAGTCGCCACCTACGCGCGCGATGTGGTGCGCGATGCAAATTTGCAGCGCCACCGTTTTCATGCAGCCCGCCGCCGCAAGCATGACGAGCCGCTTTGTGCGGATGTCGTCATTGGCCGCGAGCGGGGCGCGCAGGCGCTTGTAGTGCTCGATATTGAAGCGCCCGGTGTAGAGGGACAACTTCTCAAAAACGATGTTTTCTGCGGCGAATTGTAGCGTGCTCATGCGATTAAATTTGCGCGCCGATGTTCAAAACATTCCCGTCCGCTGTATTGAGTCGGGAATGCTCGCGTTGGCTTGTCGAGCTTTGCACAATGGCCATCGAAGTATTTCCCCGCGCCAAGGTGCAGCGTGCCGCCTTTCGGAAAAAGAGCAGGGATTTCGTCCACAATCGCCCCACGCTTAAAGTGCGCGCAGTCATTGCAGTCACGGTCAATCGTCTGCATTTCGATGATGTCATGAGGTGTCAATTTCGCGTCAAACGCGTGCCACTCTTTGGCCTCGTCCGCTGTCATTTCGCGGGGCTGCTGCGTGCTCCAATATCTTTTCATGCGCCAATAAACTTCGGCAGCACGCCGTCCTCCAGCGCGGAGCTAATCGCGTTCTTGACCTCCGCACTGAATGAGCCATCCGTGGCAGCAACAAAATCCTCCGGCGAGTTTGCTTTTGCTGCCACTTGCGCCATCGTGATCCGGCACTTTTGGTGCGCGATTTGCACGCAATCGAGAATGTGCTTTATCCATTCCCGGCATTCTTCGATGCTGGCCTTCTCGCCCTCCTTGCGCTCGATTGCAACGCCACGGTCGTAATTCAGCAACGCCTTGGCCGTCTTGTTGAAGTTGTCGCGCGCGTTGAGCAGATCGCACTCGGCGCGGGCAATCGCGCCTTTGTTTTCCTGCGTCTCGGCGGCGTTTGGCGATAGCGAGCGAAGCGCGTCAAGGCGAGCCTCCGCGTCGTCCTCCTGCGCGGCAAATTTGGCAGCGGACATTTGCAGCCGCTTGAGCACGGCAGGCGCGGCGAGTTCCTGCACGGCATCCGGCGCGGCATCGGGCTTCTTTTTAGCGGCCATTTTCGAGTAGGTGTTTCAAAAGTTTAGGCCCGCTGGTCGTGCCCTTGCGCGCCAGCCATGCGGCGTGCAGTTCCGGCGAAAGGCGCATACACAGCGCCACGGGGCGCGGCTTGCGCTTGCGGCCACTGCCGGGACGTTTGCCGCCTCGCGTCATTTTGCTCCCCCTGCGGCAATCATGGCGTCGGCCTGCTGGTATGCGAGCCGTGCAAGCTCGCGGTGCATCAACTCCTCCGCGCCGTTGGCGATGGTGTCCTCGCGACTCAGCAGCGCGGCCATTGCCAGCCCTGCGAAGTGCTGACGCAGGCTCATGCCGGGGCGTAACGAATCGCCGGATTCCCCTAGCGGCTTCCAGTGCTCGGGAAACGCAGGCCCGCCGTTGTTGATTGCAGTGCTCATTTGCAGATGAGCGCAACGTGCGCCGCGCGGGATGCGTCGAGGTATGCGCCAATCTTGGCGGACAACGCGGAATCGTGCATGTCAGCAGCACCGCGCAGATGGCACAGCACTTCGCGGGCGGTGTAGAGTTCGCCAGACGCCGAGCGGCGGGACATGGCTTCGATGAGTTGGGCGAGGAGAATGGAGTCGGATGTCATGGCGGGAGTGCGTGCGAGGGTGTAGGGTGAAGGCGCATCCTGTTCGCGGATGGCGAAAAGATGCTCACGCTGTTCGCGGGGTGTCATTGTGAGGTTCATAGCGGGAAGTGATGCGTTCATTTTGTCGGGTTTGTCGGGTTGTTGCCGCTCGGCGTGGTGCCTTGCGTTGGAAACAAGCTAGTGCCACCCTTGAAAGCGCGCAAGCATTTTTTCAAAGTATTTTCGACCGTGCGTAAAGTGCTGAGTTGCGGAGCAGCTACGCCGCGCAATGAAACACCGCTTGCACGATTTCATGCTGACAGTAATCCGCCACGGCTGACGGTGGCTGACGACGGCTTGCCACGCTTACGCTCGGCGCGATTTTCCCACCGTAGTCGAAAAAAGCCGCTACGGTGAAATAGTCACGCTTTTCGTTTGACTTCGCGTGACGCGTCACGCAGAGTCACGCCATGGCATACACAAAACTGTTCACATCCATCATCACTTCAACAATCTGGGCGGAGGACGACGCAA